TTTAAATCCTGCTGGCAAGTTTGAAAGTGTACCTGCGTCCAACAATTGACGGAGAGCGACCGTTGCCGTTCGACTCAATCCGCCAATCATATGGATCAATCCAAATCCGTAGAATCCTAGTCCTGGCAGAAATTTAAAGTGGACGAAATAAGGTATTCTAGCTTTTCTTGGATCGTCAGGATTAAAGTTCCTTCTAATAGAAAGAACTTTTCGCGAACCTTCTTCTACAGTTACAATGTATGGGAGCTTGATCCCTGTAAGGTCTCCGTTCGCGTCCTTATCTTCGAAACCTTCTAAATCTAAATTAACATGACACTCTAACAAAGTATAAACTGATTCTTGTCTACCTGTTTTTTTTGTGCCTTCTAATTCTCTTTCTTTTGACTCAACTTCGTTTTTCATAATAGCTGGTGAGCCTAATTCTATGTCAGCATAAAAACCACCAACTTGTTGTTTTCTTAAATCGTTTTCAGACATTTTAATAACATGCATAATCGCTTCTGCATCATCAAGAGATGTTGCAGAATACGGCACAACTAAATCATCAGCAGGAACAAATTTAGAAACTGCTCTACCTAATAAATCATCGTAATAAACTTTTTTAAATGTAGATCCTGCTAGAGGTAAGTGAAATAACATTTGATCAAACTCTGGCTCGTACTCAGACATTTTTTCCATGAGTTCATAGTTCATGTATTCTTTTACTCTTTGTGCTTGTGCCTCTTTTTGTGGATCACTGTTACCAACAATCTGTGTTCTAATTGGTCCTTCAGCTGGTAATAATTCTTTGTAAGCTCCTGCTTGAAACTGTGTTACAGCTTCTGCAAGAACAGGGTGCGTGGCTCCTGAAGCACCTTGAAAAGGTTCTGTTCTGTTTTCGTATTTGAATCCTAATAAGTCAAGTCCATCTGTGTAAGATTTTTCCCAATCTTTTCTTGATGCTTTATAGTCTGTATAATTTTGAAATAATTCTAATCCAATAGGATCTAAAATATCATCTGGTAATAATTCTGCTAGATTATCAAAATGATTTGGTTGTCCTTCGATATTTACTTTACTAGGATCAAAATTTAATTCTACACCACCATCTTCAGTTGGATTAATCTCCACAGGTGGTTGTGTTGCTTCTTCTTGTTTTTGTAATTCTACTTCTTGATCAGGCCCTTCTATTTTTACAGAGGTTCCTAACTCCGAAAGAGTCTTGTCAATATCTGCCATTATTTACGCTCCTTGATTGGTCTAACATTTTTTGCAACATAAGGCAACCCGTGTGATGTAGGCCCTGATTTTGGCGGGGGTCCAGAATCAACCCCAGCTAGTTTAACAATACCACCACCTGCTTTTTCTATTGTTTCTTTTACTCCTTCTTTTGCCTTAATTACATCAAGCTCTGCTGGATCTTTTAAAATTTTTTTTAAATCTTCAGGTCTAAATCTTCTATAATCAAACCCCATTCTGGCAAGTTCATCTATAGAATATTTATAGCCATTTTCAGCTAATGACTCTAATATATCATCAATAGAATCTAAACCAAATTCAGGGTCTTCTGATCTACCTGCTGTCATTTCTTCATATTCATCTATGGTTCTCACAGGTTTTCCATCTTTACCCACCACTATTTCCGGTGGTTTATATTGTATTAGTTCCTCTATTAAAGTTTCATAAGTATCTGTCTCGCCATCAGGTGTAGTAAATTGTGCACCACCTTCAGTGTTTTTTCTAATTTCTATTTTACCAGTATCCATATTTTCAGACAAAGTATATCCTTTGTAATCAAAAACTTTTTCTCTCTCGATAGTTGAAGCTTTATCTGTAACATTTTTACCTTTAGATTTAATTAAACTTACAAAGTCAAAAAAGTATTTTGGTGTGCCACCTTTTGTTACAATCTCTGGTGCAGCTTTTGCAACTTTAGTTGTTTTAATTAACTTATCTAATCCTAAAAATTTAAGAAGAGCCACTGCCCCTCCTGCTCCTGTGGCTAAAAGTATGTCTCTTCGCACCTGATCCACACCTTCTTGAGAAGCTTTTCTTTCTATCTCTTTGTTAACTTTATCAAGAGCAACAGCACTCCCTGTTAAATCTTTAATTTCTTTTACAATTTTAGGAAATGTTTTTATTAAAAAATAAGGTGTTGCTGGTCCAGGAATCTCTGCGCCTAATTCTAATATACTTCCTAGCGTTTGTTGTGGGCTTGTTCTTTTTGCTCTTGATTTCTCTAACATATCTGTAAAACCAATTTTTTCCTTTATAAATTTTGTAAGCTTTGGATCAAGAGTTTCCCCAAATCTTTTTAATTTATCGCCTCTGCCTGTAGCAAGATCACTAACTAATCCTAGTACTGCAAACGGAAATCTACCTGCAAGTTCTAGTATGTTAGCTCCTCCTGATGCAAGCTCTT